CGGAGGGCTGGCGCATCAGAAGTGGTCTTCTCTCAGCATGCCGAGCTCGAACGATGGCTCCAGGTCGGGATGGAGGTCAGGTTTGGGAACATCTTCACTGATGGAGCTGACCTCCACCTCTTCTGAGATGTCTGCTTCCTCTATCTCCTCTTCCAGAGTTTCAATGGGCTCGACGTTACGTGCTGTGTAACTGGGACCAATAGTGATGGGGGGTCGCCCCTCGCCGAGGAAAATCTGCACGGGAATGAACCCTGGTGCTGCCTCGTTCTCCTTAGCGCTCATGCCGGCCACCTCCTTCACTTCCTTGAATGCCGCCACCCGGGCGGCGGCCGGAGCCGTCTTGTCGTTGATCAGGGCGTAGACTGTCGGCAGAGCCTCCTCCAGGGTGATCTGGGCCTTGATCCTGATGCGGTCGCGGACGTTGTCCAGTGCGCCCCAGTCCCGCCTGGCCTGCTCCACCATGGCGCTGAACCACGGGGCCTTGAGCAGCTCCTCTCCAGCCACTGGCGAGAGCCCGTGGTTGACGAAGATGGTGTCGCGGTCGTAAATCTCAGCGGCCAGATCAGCGGCAAGCGCTGCCGAGAAGTCCATAACATTCGTCTGGCTCAAAGCGTCCATATAGACTAAGCTCCTGGCGACGCCTTCCTATTGCCTATAGATAACACGAGGGCCACATGGCGGAAAGCCGGGGAATGCTGCGAGTCGTCAGTCCTGACGCGCTCGCTCAGGCTGACCAGCAGGCTATTGCTGACCGTCAAACTCAAGAAGACGAAGCTGTTAACGAGGTTCGCGACTCTGACCTGCGCAATTATGTGCAGGGCCGTTGGGAAATCATGCGTAACCATCGCAGTACATACGGTTTAGACAACCGTTTGTTGGCTGCAATGCGCATTTTCAACGGTGAGTATGACCCTGGCCAGCTTGCTGAGATTCAGAAATTCGGTGGCTCAGAGGTCTATGCTCGGGTTGTCGGCACGAAGGCCAGGGGCGCGACGGCGCTGTTGCGCGACGTTTATTTCAATAATGAGCGCCCTTGGTCTCTTCGGCCCACCCCCAATCCCACTATGCCCGACGACATTGCCGGTTCCATCGCCAATATGGTGAACATGGAAGCCCAGGCGATGACCGCAGCCGGGCAGCCACCCGACCCGACCATGATCGATGCTCGGGCCAAGCAGTTGACTGCTGCCGCCAAGACAGCAGCCCGTGACCAGTCGGTGGCAGAGGCTGAGAAAGCTGAGCTGGCACTGGAAGACATCCTGATCGAGGGGGAGTTCTACGGGGCCCTGGCTGAGTTCCTCGTAGACCTGCCGCTTTTCCCTTTCGGTTGCATCAAGGGGCCGGTGGTCAAGATGTCGTCTGAGGTCACCTGGCAGCAGGGCCAGGCGGTCATTACCGATAAGCCTAAGATGTTTTGGGAAAGGGTCAGTCCCTTCGACGTCTACTTCCTGCCCGGGGTGAGCTCCATCAAGCGGTCGGACATCATCCATCGCCTGCGCTGGACTCGACAGGACCTCAACGATCTTATCGGACTTCCGGGCTGGGATGAGGAAGCGATCCGCAACGCAGTCCGGGAGTACGATCAGGGGCTACGCGACTGGTTGGACCCGATTGACAGTTCACGCTCTCGCGTGGAGGGCCGCGAGGACCCGGGCACTAACCGCTCAAACATGATCGATGCGGTGAATTTCCACGGTGCCGTGCAGGGCAAGATGCTGCACGAGATCGGATTTACCCAGGCCGAGGTACCCGACGAGGATCGTGACTATCTAATCGAGTGCTGGATTGTCGGCCGCTTCATTCTCAAGACCCAGCTCAGTCCCAGTCCTCGTCGGCGGCATCCTTTCTACATCACCAGCTTTGAGAAGGTGCCCGGTACTCCCATCGGCAATGCGCTGCCCGACATCCTTGCCGACATCGAGGAGGTGGCCAACGCCTCGCTGAGGTCTCTGGTCAACAACATGGCCCTGGCTTCAGGGCCGCAGGTCGTCATCATGTCTAACCGCTTTGCGGCGACTGAGGACATTGACAGCATGTACCCGTGGAAGCGCTGGCACGCGGCTGATGAGCCCGGGCAGATGAGCTTGCCACCGGTGCAGTTCTATCAGCCGCAGTCAAATGCGTCTGAGCTCCTTGGCATCTATCAGAAGATGACCGAGATCAGTGATGAAATTTCAGCGATCCCTCGATATATCACTGGCTCGGGAGCTCCGGGGGGTGCCGGGCGGACTGCTTCGGGGCTTTCTATGTTGATGGGGAATGCCTCGAAGCAGCTCCAGCAGGTAGCGTCCAACGTTGACATCGACGTGCTCGATGAGACGCTCCAGAGCCTCTACGATATGGTGATGCTGACCGGTGCGCCTGGGCTTGAGCTCAAGGGCGACGAGAACATCGACGTGCGTGGTGCGGCCACGGTAATGGCTAAGGAGGCTGAGCGGACCCGCCAGCTTGAGTTCCTCCAGCTCACCGCCAACCCGATCGACATGCAGATTCTGGGCATCGAGGGCCGCGCCGAGGTGCTGCGCCACGTTGCCAATGACCTTGGCCTGATGGGTACCCCTGTGGTACCCACACGGGAGCAGATGCTAGAGCGGCAACAGCAGGCGCTGGCTGCGCAGCAGGCTGCTGCACAAGCAGGCGCTCCTCCAGGCCAGGCCGGTGGCGGTGGAGGCCCTGGGCAGCCCGGCCAGCCATCGGCTCCTTCCCCTGAGGGCGACGCCCCTCGGCAGAATACGGTGCAGATGGGCCACAACGCAGGAACGGCGAGCGGCGGCACAGGAGGCCCCGGATGATGTCAATCCCAGCAGTCACCGACCCTAAGTTCAACCCCAGTGGCAGCGCTGAGATTGCAGCCATTAAGGAGGCAGCAGTCGCCTTCGAGGCTGTCATCCGCGACAATACAGAGCTGGGCCGTCGGCAGTCGCTCGCGTTGACCAACTTGGAGACGGCAGTGATGTATGCCGTCAAGGCTGCCGCAGTCGGCGACACATAGGAGACCATGATGGCCGAAAACATTAAGGACACTACCTCCAAGAGCGGCCTTGGCAAGCCGCTCAACTATGAGTCGCAGCCGACTCGGATGAACCGGACCCCCGGCAAGGGGCCGAAGGGCAACAACTTTAGCCTTACCAACACTGCCGAGTTTGGGCTGGGCCTGGGTCAGGCACCGACGAAGATGAGCCGTAGCGGCGGCACTGGTGCCAAGGGCAACACCTTCAATCTGTGGCATACTGGTCCGACGCGGATGCCGCGCTCGGACAAGGGCTCAGCCAGCCACGATGCGACCGACTTTGGCATCGGCGGCGTCTCCGGCAACGGCGGCACTGGCTACGGCGTTGGTGGGAAGTAAACTTCAATAGGAGGAACTGATGGCAGAGCCTGTTGCACCCAAGGACCAGGGCCCGAACGAGCAGTCGATCGTTGCCTCTGGCATGACCGTCGAAGAGTGGGAGAAAGCACACCCTGGACAGCCCATGGGGCCAGCTCCAGAGGAGGTTGACCAGGTGACGACCGATCCCCCGGATGGCAGCGAGCTGACCGAGGAGGAGTCTCTGGCGGCCGCTGAGAAGGTGTTTCCGAACCAGCCCCCTCCGATTGATGCGGCGGCTGCTGAGGCCAGGAGTGGCACGAGCGTCGTCGACCAGCCGAACCCTGAGACCTCAGACGTCGATACCGGCGAAGACGATGATCTTCCGCCCCATGGCACCCTGACCACACACGGTCAGCTAGACGCCTATTTGAACGATAACGGTATTGCTCAGCCCGACGGCTGGAACGGCATGACCGTTGCCTCCAAGAAGGCCTGGCTTGATCAGGAGTATCCGTCCTGATGGCAAAGGGTGCTCCCAGCTTCAAGAAGAAGAAAAAGGGAGGCTTCCCGCCCAAAGCAGGGGTGGCAGGTGCTGGTAAAGGTGCCCCTCCCGGTGCCGGTGACAAGCAGCTGCCGCCGTGGATGAAGGGCAAGGCCAAGAAGTAAGATGTCCTCGCTCCTGGTATCTAACGAGCCTCTGCTCGTTGTCGAGGTTCTGGATCAGGACATCCTGTTCCAGAATCAGGGTCCATATCTGATGCAGGTCGGGTTAACTCCCGACCTGGAAGGCGCGGGGTACCTGAACATCTGGGAATCGGTCATCTTCCAGGCGGGTACTGAGGTCTGGGCCAGCTGCCCGACAGCCATGTCCGGGCAGGGATCGACCATCTTCTGGTCGGAGATCATAGGAGCTCTGCCATGAGCGAAGGTTGCTACCCCAAGGAGATGCCCCGCACAGCGGGTAAGCTGCCCTCGTCGGTGCACCGCACTGGTGCTGACAAGGACGCCAAGACCCAGGAGCTGACGCACACCGTCTGGCGGCACAAGACCAAGGAAGACCCGCGCGACGCGCTGACCCGCCTTGAATCCATTATGGCTTACTGATGCAACCTGATCTCAATGTGCTGAAGGCGATCAGCACCTTATACGATCAGGTGGATTTTCGGTTTTTCCGTGGCTTCCTTGCAGCCTGCGAGGTAGAGGAAGTCAAGAATGCGATCAAGGCGACTGAGCATGCCGATGTGGCTCGTGGCCGGGCGCAGATGATCATGTGGCTTCGCGAGGTCGTTGAGACCAGCAGAGAACGCGCCTCGCAGTTGGAGATACACACCTATGACCGATCGGCCCCCGCGAGCCGTGCGCGAAGCAGCTAAGCGAGCTGACGACCTGCACGCCGAGGTTTACGATGAAGAAGCCTCTAAGAAAGAAGAAGGCGAGGGAGCGCCGCCTGCGGAGGATCAGCAGGCTGAGCCCCAAGCAGAAGCAGGAGCGGTGGCTCCGGCTGATCAAGGAGCTGGTGAGCCCGCTCCCGCACCAGCACCCCCTGCGCCAGCGCCGCCGCCAGAGGAAACAGTCGACCACTGGCGTAACAAATTCAAAACTCTGGAAGGTAAATACCGAGCTGAGGTTCCGCGCTACTCGTCCCAGCTGCGTGATGCCAATGCCCGCATCCAGCATCTGGAGCAGACGCTTGCCTCGGTAAATGACGCCGCTCCTGCTAAGCAGGATGCAAACGGCGTCGATAAGCCCCTTGTCACGCCTGAAGAACTAGAGGAGTATGGCGAGGATTTCGTCTCTATGATGAGACGACTGGCCCAGGAAGAAGCAGGGCGCGCGGTCAAGGCTGTCACCCCGAGGATCGAAGAGGTCCGGGAACAGGTTCAGAGGACCACAGCGCAGACCCAGTCCGATCGGGTATATGCGCTGCTCGACAGTAGTGTCGAAGACTGGCGCACCATCAATCGATCTCCAGAGTTCCTCAGCTGGCTAGGCGAGGAGGACCCCTACGTAGGGGAGACCCGCGCGGTGATGCTCAGAGAGGCATTCGATAGGAAGGACGAACAGCGTGTTCTGGCCTTCTTCAACGGGTACATCAAGCAGCGTAATCTGGTTGCTCCCGCTCAGCCGCAGACCCCACCGGCGCGGACTCCTCAGGTAGACCTGGCCTCACTAGCAGGTCCTCGTGGAGGAAACGGCGTGGGCGCACCGGCACCGAAAGCAGATGGCCCACAACCGTGGACTCGCAGGCAAATCGCGGCCTTCTTCAAAGATGTGCAGACAGGGGTCTATCGTAGTGACCCCGATAAGCAGAAACGCCTTGAGCGTTCCATCGAAGAAGCTGGAAGGGCGGGCCTGATCACACCGTAAGGGACTGTAAATGGCCATCGCATCTGGCGCAGTAGGCGGGTACCCAGGTGGTACCGGCACTGCCATTGGCTCGGGCGTCAGCCCGGCCGCACCGGCCAGCTATCATGGGACGTTCATCCCTGAAATCTGGTCAGGCAAGCTGATTGAGAAGTTCTACGACGCCACCGTCATGGCGGCGATCGCGAATACCGACTACGAGGGCGAGATCAAGAACCAGGGCGACACGGTGCACATCCGTCAGCGCCCTGACATCGTGATCTCGAACTATACGCCGGATACGGAGCTGCTGGTCCAGCGCCCTAACGCGCCGATCGTCGACCTGACGATCGACTATGCGAAGTACTTCAACGCCATCGCTGACGACGTTTATGCGGTTCAGGCCGACATGGACCTCCTCGGCATGTGGGCTGAGGACGCTTCCGAGCAGATGAAGGTCACCATCGACCGGGAGCTGCTGGCAGTAGTGGTGCTGGGTGCCGCCAAGGCGGTCACCAACAAGGGCAACACCGCCGGGCGCATCTCCGGCGACATCAAGCTGGGTGTCACCGGTACTCCGATCACGCTCGGAGCCCGCAACGTCACTGCGCCTACGGTGGAGATCACTGACTTCATCGTCGACATGGGCCAGGTCCTGGATGAGCAGAACATCCCGGAGAGCGGCCGCTGGCTGATTCTACCAGCTTCACTTTCGTCGATGATCAAGAAGTCGGAGCTGCGCGATGCCGCATTCTCCGGCGACGGCACCTCGATCAAGCGCAATGGCCGGCTCGGTATGATTGACCGGTTCACCATCTATATGTCTAACCTGCTTCCGGCAGGTGTGGCTGGCGGACTGGCAGCTGGTGAGATTGCGATCTTCGCGGGGCACCAGATGGCGATCACCTTTGCGTCGCAGCTCACCAAGATGGAGACCATGAAGTCAGAGCGCACCTTCGGCGAGCTGCTCCGTGGCCTGCACGTCTATGGCAGCAAGGTCATCAAGGCCGAGGCGATCTGCCAGGGCATTGTCAAGAAGGGCTGATTAGGCTTACCCTGGGGCTAACTGCCCCAGGGGTGTTATAGGAGCCTGATCATGGCCGAAGAAGATGACGGGACATCGCCCGGGCGGTATATTCGCCTTACCGATGGCAGTATCTATGGATATACCGACTTACTGGCGACACGCAGGGATGCGACCATCGTCGACGAGTATACGGCTGCGCAGTATATGCGGGCTCAGGGACTCGATAACGATTTGACACGCAAGTACCCTAACACCGCCGAGTTGGGCGCTGAGATGATGGAGGCGATCCCTGCACCGACTGCCAGCCTCCTGAGGGAAGAGCGGATCAAGGCCAAGCTGGAGAACGACGCTGACCGCGCCGAGAAGCAGGCCAGGATCAAAAAGCTGTACGAGAAGCCCGACTCTAGTGTGTCGGCGGAAACAGTCGAGGGTCCCCGGGATGCGTTAGATATCACCGAGGACCCGGTAGTCAGGGAACTACTGGGCAATGTCGCGAACCGTCCTTAATGTCAAAGAACGGGTTCGGAGCATCCTGAAAGATAGGGTGGACCCGGATCGGTACAGTGAACAGGACTTGATGAATGCGATCAACGACGCCCTTCTGGAGGTGCGCCGGGTCCGCCCAGACCTCTATCTCAAGAAGAATTTTGTGGTTAGAAGCATGATCTTAGATGGGGATGCCCTCCCCATCGAGGACACCTTCTTCAACTCCATCGTCTATTTCACCGCCGCCTACATGATGTTCCGCGACGATGAGTTCTCGGTGGACAGCCGGGCATCGCAGCTCATGGGCAAAGCCACGACTCAGCTGGTTACGGTGGTCGCATGACTGACTGCTACTCCGACCAGCTGAAGAACACCCTGCTCGTCCGCTTGCCTGGGGCAGGTGTCGATGCCGTCGAGCTGGAGATGGGCAACGCCGCCCATGAGTTCTTCCTGGAGAGTGGGGCCTGGCACGAGATTGTCTACGCCAACATGATCACCGACCGGACGCGCTACGAG